TATTGGTTTACAAGACTTATTTGCTAACCTGTCCAGAAGATTACCAAACACCTCTAAAGACTGGCAAAATATAGCTGGTGACTTGATGCTTAACTCCATTGTTAGTATAGCAATGGACTATTATATCAGAGCATTTTCTCAAGCGCTTCCAATGGTTTATAGATTAGTTGAGGGCAGTGATTCTGAATATGAAAAATATGCTGAACATCCTATGCTTGCACTCTTAGCAAATCCTCAATACCAATTAGCTCCAACTCGTTTCTGGACTAATTGTATCATAGATTACAAGATTTATGGCAACGTTTATATCAGAAAAATAAGAAAATCTAAAGGCGGTCCAGTAATAGGATTGCAGTTTTTACCAAGTCAACAATGTCAGCCAGTTGGAGATAATATAAATCCAATCACACATTATAATTATGTTGTTGACGGTACTCCATATGCTGTTGCCGTAGAAGATATCATTCACATCGCCTACGGTCGTGATCCAGTTGACTATAGACTTGGACGATCACCTTTAATGAGTACGCTAAGAGAAATAGCCACAGATAATGTTGCATCGTCAACTGCTTTTGGTTTGATGAATAACTCTGGTCTTCCCTCAATTATGGTTAGTCCTGATGCTACTGACCAAATTGTAGACATTTCAGATGACGATCTTAGAACAATGAAGAGACGTTTGGAAGACAGTTTTACCGGAGATAATGCTGGTTCTATTGCTGTTATGTCTGGTCCTTTTAAAATCGAAAAAGTATCATTCAGCCCTAACGAAATGGCTCTTGATGCTATTCGTCACACACCAGAAGAAAGAATATCCTCTGCAATGGGACTTAACTGTATGGTCCTTAACTTATCTGCAGGTCTTCAAAACTCAACATACTCAAATATGCAAGAAGCGGAACAATCAGCCTGGAATCAAGGTGTAATTCCTCTTCTTACTGTGTTTGCTGAATCAATTACTCAATCTCTTTTAAATGAATATGCAGAAAGTATGCCAGGTGATTTCTTTAACTGGGACCTTTCTAAAATTAAAGCATTACAAGATGATGGATACCAAGAAGCTAAAAGGGCTGAATTACTCTACAAATCTGGCATTATAGATAGAGCAGAAGCAAAGAGATTACTTGGCTATGATTACAATGAAACTGATGAGCAAATCTATCATCCAGAAGGCACACCAATCTCTACTCAAAATCCTAATAGTTTTGTAAGATCCATCAAATCTATGCCAAACAAAGGTATGAAAGATGAGGCAAAAAGAGCGTTAGCATGGAGAGAAGAGTTTGGTCGTGGTGGAACTGAAGTAGGAATTGCAAGAGCTAGACAAATTGTAGCTAATGAAGAACTATCAGACAAGGATATTTTAGATATGTATAGTTTTTTTGCAAGACATGAAGTAGATAAAACTGCAGAAGGATTTAAACCTGGTGAAGACGGATATCCTAGTAATGGAAGAATTGCTTGGTCTCTTTGGGGTGGTGATGCAGGTTATGAATTTGCAAAAAGAGAAAGAGATAAAATAAAAGATTAGGTATAATATTGTTGGTTCCTAATTCCATATTCCTAAAGAGAATAAGCCTCAGAGTAAAATCTGAGGCTTATTTGTTTTAAGGATTAGTTTACTTTGAAGCCTTATCTCTTGACTTAATCATATTTAACATCAATTCAATAACAGAGTACACTTCAAACTGCAAGCTTTTATCCATACTTTGCATAATATTCTTGATTGCTTCAACTTCACATTTTTTCATATCACGACCAAGAATATGCTTACCAACAGAATCACAGACAATTTTTACATTACTATCAAAATGCATATATGTTTCTGTTAACTCATCCCAAGCAAATTCTTTAGGGAACTTAACTTCAACATTCTTACCAACCAGAAAAACACTGATAGAATTCATTTCATTCAAACCTTTCATTCAATTCACCAACAGATATATAATAGCATAGGTTATAAAGAATTGCAAGAAAAAACCCTCATATTTCAGAGGGTTTTTTTTCACTTACTTTCTAAATAGTCTTGAACTGCTTTAAGAACTTCAGCATCGTTTTTACATTTCAGTGCAATTCTTTTAATTGCATTCAGCTGTATTTTTTCACTTGTATTCTCAAGCATAGCCAATTCATTTGTCCAATTTCCAGGACAAGGATACTTAGATAACTGAAACAACAGTGCAAACATTTTACTTACCATATTCATTTCCTCTTAAACAAAACTTACCAACAGAAGTATCATATCAAACGTTATAATAATTGTCAAGAAAAAACCCTCATTTATTTTTGAGGGTTTTTTTATCATACTTCAATTTGGTAATATCTTTGGTTGATCTCTTTAATGAAATAATAGAAACTTGCTTGAAAACTACATTCTTCTAAATCAACATTCTTACAATTCTTTATAGCTTTCATTACATCTTTCTTATCTACAATTCCTTCAGTTTTTAAATTGTCTTTGATTTCATAATAAAAACTATCAAAATCACCAGAAAGATATCTTCCACTAATATCAATCATCTCTTCAACTAAAAACTTCAAATCAATAATTTTCTTCATAACTTTAACTCCAACCTTTCCTACACTAATATAATAGCATACGTTATAAAGGAATGCAAGAAAATAGTGAAAATAGTTTTGCCTTTGCTATATATAACGTTTTAGTGTATAATAGTACTATGACATACAAAGAACTTATCACAATTGCAAAGTTTAAGGCTATGGGTTTTAGCAATGTTGAGATGAAATATATCTCTGAAATTAAACTCAACAGGATTACTTGTGATTTGAAAATGAAAGTTGGAAAAGGTACATATACAATCCCTTTCGAATCTTATTGTAATGTAGAGCCAAAGATTGTTTTATCACGTCATTCTTTATTCCAATCTGTTTTATTACAATTGGAAGAGTTTAATGCAAAAGAATACAAAGAGAAATTAGCACACTTGGAAAAGATTGGAGCAAAGGATTGAAGTTTAATTATTTATTAGAGCAGCAGGTAGGATGTTGTAATTGCGATAAATATGAAAGAGCCTATATAATTTATTGGTATTACAGCTCTCCATATTGTGTAGATTGCTGGTGTAATTTAATGGATTTTAACGCCGCAAGACGTGTAATTATAATGCACGAAACTTTTAAATATAGAACGAAAAAACAATGGAAAAAGAGTATTTCTCGTCACAGCTCATAACTTACTTGGGCAATAAACGTTCTTTATTGCCTTTTCTTCATTCAGGTTTTAAGGTTGTGCAAGATAAATTAGGAAAAGAAAAACTAATTTGTCTTGATGGCTTCTCTGGATCTGGAGTTGTGTCTAGATTACTTAAAACAATTTCCAGTGAATTACATGTTAATGATTTAGAAGACTATTCTTTTACTTGTAATGTTGCTTTTCTTGCTAATAAATCAAATGTATCAAAAAAGAAATTAACTAAATACATAGAGTTCTTAAATGAAAACAAAAGATATTCAGATGAGATTGGATTTATTAGACAGAACTATTCTCCAAAAGATGATAACAATGTGCAGCCAGGTGAAAGAGTTTTTTACACTAATGACAATGCAAGAATAATTGATAATGTTAGAATATTACTAGAAGATTTTCCTGAACCTTACCGAACTCTTTGTCTCGCCGCATTGTTAGTAAAAGCATCTATACATAACAATACTTCTGGTGTATTTAAAGGATTCCACAAGTTAGATGGGATAGGGCATTTTGGTGGTAAAGGTGAAAATGCACTTACTAGGATCAAAGGCGAGATAACATTAGACTTACCACTACTATCAGATTTTGAGTGTCCAGTATATGTCTATCAAAATGACACTAATGAATTAATAAAAGATAGAAGATTGCCTGAGTTTGATTTAGTTTATTACGATCCACCTTACAATCAACATCCTTATGGTTCTAATTATTTCATGCTTAATATTATCAATGGAGGAAAACCAGTTAATATTCAAGAAGGTGTAAGTGGAATTGCTAAACATTGGAATAAATCTAATTACAATAAAGCACGAGAAGCTGAACAAAGTATGGATGATTTGATTAAGAATACAAATGCCAAGTATATTTTAATTTCATACAATAACGAAGGAATTATTGGGTTGGATAATTTTAAGACAATTCTTTCTAAATATGGTAAAGTATGCTTACACGAACAAGAATACAATGCTTTTCGAGGCAGCAGAAACCTTAATCAAAGAGATGTTAAAGTGACTGAATTGCTTTGGATGTTAGAGAAAAATTAATTGGGAGAGAATAATGGATAAAGAACGTTTAGATGCAGTTGTAAAGCAATGGTTTATAAGTGGAAAACCTAATCAAAGCATCAAATTAGACAGTGGTTTTTTGATTAATATTAGTTGTATTAGAATTAAACACGACAATGTATCTGATTATAGGTTCACATTATTTTCACCTAACCATCAAAACACTAAATGGATTGATGGAGAAACAATTGATTCTTATTTTGATCCAGTTAATGTCATCTCTGAAGTATTATGGGATGGATTTAAAACACTATATAAGCAAGAAGATAAGTATATAATGACCTTAGAACAATTAAAAATCAAAGAAGGAAATATTATGCAAACCTACGATAAATACACTTTGCCACCTTCTATTGATAAGAGTGAGTTTTAATTGGATATTTTTGATAGGTTGCTCTTGTTCACCTTTGCCATATTTAATTTATATATGCTTTGGCGAGTAAACAGGATAGAACAAGAACGACCAAGTTATGAAGATATTAAAAACATCTTCCAAATTATGATTGATGAAATAGAAAGTAAAGAAAATTATGAATAGTGTTTACAGGTTTATTGCTAAGAGTATTAACAAGTTAGATGAAAGAGTTGAAGAGTTTAAGATAGAGCATAAGATAAAATAAACCTTTATAAGATAATTGTTTACTTTTCTCAAATAGAACCTGGGAAGGGAAGAAGGATAGGCCTAAAAACCTATCCTTTTTTGTGTTTCTATTTATATAACTGTAAACGTGTAATACTTTAAAAGATCTAGAATATCGTAAAATATAATAAGACAACGCTTCTAGAGGATTAATTGTATGTTTAAAGCAAAACCTGAAGATTTAAAAATGGATGACTATGTATCTTGGGGTACTTCTGCGTCTGATGCAAGAGGTAAGATTGTAGATATTCGTACAGATGGCGAAGTACAGTCATCAATCTCAGACTATACTTTGACTGGTACACCTGAAGACCCTGTATATCTTATTAAATTAGTGCAAAAAGATCAAGATGGTAAAGATGTTTTGACAGAACAAACAGTAGTCCATAGAGCCGATGCATTAAGAGTAATTCCTGATCCTATTAAGTCGATGAAGACTTTTTACTCATCACAAATTAAAGCTAAAGAAAATGGTGTTGTTGAGGGTTATTTAGTTCGTTTTGGTAATCCTAATGACACTGATTTAGAAAAAGACTATTTTACCAAGAACACAGACTTTGGATTTGAATTTGATAATGGTGAAAGTCATAAGCTTGGTCTTTATTATAATCACGGCATGGATAAAACGCTTGGTACTAAAAAGATTGGCTATGGCGAAGTGATGATGGATGATAAAGGTCTTTGGTATTCTGCTCAATTAAACATGGCTGATGAATATGCAAAGATGATTTATGACATGGCAAAACAAGGAAAGATTGGTTTCTCTTCTGGTTCTGCCTCACATATGGTTGAAAGAGAAATGATGGGTAAGGCTTTTGAAATTAAGAGATGGGCATTAGCTGAAGCATCATTAACACCTACCCCTGCTGAATCAAGAAATATGGTAGAAGCAAAGAGATATTTTGATGAAGAAGGCAGATTTGTTGACTATACCGATAAGGAAAAAAGAGAAATGTCAAAGAAATCTGAAGACGAATACGAAATGGATAGTCATGAAGTAGACAATATGGTGGAAGGATTAATGATGATTAATGCCTCACCAGAAGAAATTGCCTCTACTATTTATGATGGTGTTGAAGAAGACCTAGTAGCTGATTCAATTCACTGCCTCTATAAGCGCATGATAGAGGGTGTTTTAGGCGTTATTGAATCTAATGGTGATCTTGCTACTATTAATGCAGTAGTTCAAGGTTTCCACGACAGAGTAATGATGGTTGCAGATAAGTATGTTGCAATGCCAGAAGCTCAAATGTCAATGGAAATGGAAGCAATGAAAAGTATTGTTGCTAAATCACCTGAAAATATAAAACAATGTGAAAGAGCCTTGCGTGATGCTATGGACCTTTCTCGCAGCCAAGCTAAAGGTTTGGCAAAATTGGTTTGGTCTCATTTGCGTGATGTAGATGATATTCAAGAACCAGAAATTAAAAAAACAATTGATATTGATAAAGAAGCTGAAAGAAATGCATTACTAACAGCAGCTTTGAAATATTTAGTTTAAGTCGAAGTACAAGACTAAGGTAAAAAAAAATGACACTTGAAGAAATCCAAGCCAAAATCAAAGACAATGCGATTAAGGCTACCGAAATCCTTGAGCTTGAGAATGCAGACACAAATGCAGCTAAAGCTCTTATCAATGAAAATAAGCAATTGGAAGAAAAAGCAGAGATGATTAAAGCTCTTGCTGAAGTTCCTGTTGCATCTGAAAACGTAGAGGTAAAGAAAATGTCCGATATTATTATTCCTAGCTCTTCATCTTTTAAAAATGTGAAGAGTTTTTCACCAGATTCCCGTGCAGAAAAAGAAAAGATGGGTTATGCTTTTGGTCAGTTGGCTAAAATGGTTGGCCGTAATGACAAAAAGGCTCATCAATGGTTAGTCGAAAATGGCTACTACACAAAGGGTCAAAACGAAACAACCGATGCAGACGGTGGCTATTTAGTTCCACAGATTCTTGCTCGTGAAGTAATTTTCCTTCGTGACTCTTATGGTGTTATGAGACAAAATGCTCGTGTCATGGGTATGTCAAGCGATAACTTGAACGTTCCTAAAAACACTGCATCTACAACTGCATATTGGCCAGCTGAAAACACCAACATTACTGCATCACAAGTTACTTTTGCAAACGTTCAAATCCTTGCAAAGAAACTTGCTATTCTTACACAGGTTTCTTCAGAATTGCAAGAAGACTCCATTGTTGATGTCGGTGCTACATTGGCTCAAGATATGGCTTATGTAATGGCATATAATGAAGACCTTGCAACCTTCTTAGGTGATGGTACTTCCACTTATGGTGGTATTACTGGTGTAGTTCCACAGATTGCTGGTGTTAACGGTGGTTCTAACGCAGGTTGGATTTACACTGGTGCTGATGTAACTGGCGACTGGAATGCAACTACTCTTGCTGACCTTCGTAAACTTACTGCTGCTATTCCTCAGTATGCAGATCGTCCAGGTGAGTGTGCGTTCTACATGAACCGTGCATTCTTCCAACAAGTTGTTTGTAATGACTTAGATGCGCTTTCTGGTAACGGCTTCTTTGACCTTACTGCAGCTCCAGGACCTAACCCAACATTGTTTGGTTATCCTGTCATCTACACTCAGGTATTAAGCCAAGACCCAACACCTGCAGCTGACACTGCTCTTGCACTCTTTGGTAATATGTCAACTGGTGCAATCATGGGT